GGATCCCTATCCGTATCCCATCAGTGATTTGAGGCACCCGAAAGGGGAGAGCGGATCACATGTTAGAATTACAACATATGAACAAATCAATCGAACAAAGAAACCAGCGGAAGGAATTCCGCCGGATTGCTCTGATCGAATCGATTCGCACCATAACAGGTGTCAATCTTTCGATTGAGGCATCCCGTTATTTCTTAACCTATGATAAATGGGTTAAGAATGAAGGTAGGCTAGCCGCCCTTAAAAGGGGTAAAGCTATCCATCATATAGTGCAAAACTATATGCTTAATCAGCCTGAAGTAAACTACCCATTCCTAGCAACTAGGAATGGATGGCCCATTGCTTGTTATGGCTTACGAAAGTTCGCCACTTCAAGTAAGGGACTTCAAGCTATTCTCTCTGTCACAAATTTTGTGAGAGGAGAATATGCTCCTGGAGAACCAGACTTTGATAGTATTATCAAAGCCGGTGTTCCAGTGGCTGATTATCTTCTAGATGAGATCTCAGAAGAGGCAAATGCCTTTTCTAAAGATCTAATCATAGAAGAACCCACTATCCACTATAGAGGCAAGAATGGCCCGAACGGACCAGCTACTATAACTTCAATAAATGAAGCTATAGCTCTGGAATCTCATCAGAAACAGTATAAGGAGAAATTATTAGATTTCTCCTATGCTGTCTATGGTGAAGATTTCAGTAACTGGTTCGATCAAGTCATTCAAGAAACTGCAAGACTACCTGCAATCATTAATAAGTCACGTCAAAGATTACGAGCCTTAGCCATCAAGCGTGAGCTTGGTGGTAAGGATCGAATCTTTGCCATGGCTGATTATTGGTCGCAAACAGTTTTACAGCCTCTTCATCAATATATTAACGAGATCTTACATACCATCCCTCAGGATGGTACATTCGATCAAGATAATATAGCTATAAGGGTTAAGAAGATGACGACTATATCAAAGCCGTTATACTCCTTAGACCTTACAGCCGCGACTGATAGAATGCCCATAGCTCTCCAAAAGAGAGTTATGAGTATTATTACCAGTCGCGATGATGTTGCTTCTATATGGGGTGACCTTATGACTTCATTACCATTCTCCTATAAGGGTAGAAATTATTTCTACTCAGTAGGACAAGGTATGGGGACATATACCTCCTGGCCAATTATGGCCTTGACTCATCACTGCATCGTCCGAACTGCGTTCAGACGAAGTAACGATGACTCAAATGATTATGCCATCTTGGGAGATGACATAGTCATAGCAGGTACTTCTCCAGCTTTAGAGTATCAAAAGATACTCAAAGAGCTAGGGATGGATATTTCTCTAACAAAATCAGTTATCGGATTAAACCGAGCTGAAATTGCTAAAAGAATATTCGTCTTTGGAGAAGAGGTCACTCCACTTCCGGTGAGACTCATCAACCAAATGAATTATGCAAATTTTGCATTATTTATTCAGTTGATCGACTGGTGGAAATCCAGATCAGGTGACTCACTGGCCCATTCCGTGTTGGATGGGTCACTAGAATCACTTACTAAACGATTGTTTGGTAAGAGATCCGATGACGCCTTAAGTCTGATTACATCTCCTATCGTTTATGAACGATATGGGATCTGGTCAGACCGGCTTCACCCGTTACCTGACACTTGTCCTGGAGATGTTTTCGAGTTATACTCGAAATACATCAGAGAACATTTCTTCAACAAAGTTGTTGAAGAAATGGACCAGGCAGAGAACAAAGTTCAAGAAGAGATAAATCTCTTCAAGGACAGAGTTCTCAGCCTCCTAGATAAGGAGGGTTTCCAACAACCCTCGCCTCCAGTGGGCAACACGGTGCTTGATATTATCCTTGAGCAGTTTCCACATCAAGTGGAAACTATCCAAGGAAGCATCATGATGCCGTTACGGATAAGCTCTTTCTCCTCGAAAGCTCCATTTAGAGAAGAGGTAGTCAGAAAGACTACATCGTCTTTAGTGAAGTTTTCACAAGAGTGGAGAGCCGGCCTTCATAAACAGAATTTTGACAAATTCTGTAAACGGATGACCTCCATCAAAGATCGATCGAATCGACCTTCGAACCGGAGCACGGATCCACA